CGTTTTCGAGTATGAGATCACGGGTTCGGGCCTCATTAGTTATTCCGCCCCGGAACGCTACCACGACGACTGCGTGATGGGCCTGGCGCTCGCCAACTGGAGTCTTCAAAACCAACGCCAAGTAAGAGCCTGGAGGCTCGGATGAGGTTCGAGGTGAAATTCGAATTCGGCGGGAAGAGGGAGAAGAAGTCCGACATCGTGCAATACGAGGGCGGCTCCTATTTCCTGGGGCTCCCGTCCGTCTCGCCAGCCCGGCTGAGGGATTATGTCGAGGCCTATAAAGTCAGCGAGGTCGTCCGCTCCTGCATCGACAAGATAAACCTCGCCGCCAAGGGGATCCCCTGGTATCTCTACAAGCGCGTCGGAAAGGAGGTGCGGGAGGTCGAATCCCACACGTTGCTCAATATCCTGCATCAGCCGTCGAAGGGCTACACCTGGCCGAAGTTCCTTGAACGTGCCCTGGGGTTCTACCTCATCTCCGGCAACCGCTATGTAAGGAAATACATCGGCTCATTCCGCCAATATGGAGAGCTCGAGGTTCTCGCTTCGCAAAAAGTCCAGATAAAAAAGAACGCACTCGGAGAGGCCACGGCATATGAATACCTTAGAGGGTCGAGATGGGAAACGATCCCGTTGGAGGAGATCCTCCACAGCAAGATGTTCAACCCCTCCGACGATATTTACGGCCTATCGCCGATCACGACGATCGCGAGCCAGATCGACATCTCCCGCCTCGCGACGGAGTGGACAATCAAACTCCTGCAGAGCGATGCCCGGCCGGGGGCCGTCGCCTTCATCCCGGGCGCCCTTACCCAAGAGCAGCGCGACGAACTCAAGGAACAATGGAAGAAGGATTTCCAAGGATCCGAGAATGCGGGCGGTTTGCTCATGCTCGAAACCGGAGTGGGGTCGACTCGGCCCGGGGACCTGAAGCTCCTATCCTATGCGCCGAAGGAACTCGAACTCGGAACCACAGAGAAGCACATTATCCGGAAGGTCTGCTCTGTCTACCACGTCCCGCCGGAGCTCCAGGGTGACAGCGAAAACAAAACCTATAGCAATCAGAAGGAGGCGCGGAAGGCGCTCTACCAGGAGGCGACGCTTCCACACCTGGACCAATTGCGAGACGAACTCAACGGCTGGCTCATCCCGATGTTCGAGGATGCCGAGGATATGTTCTTCGACTATGACGCCTCGGACATCGACGCCCTGGCCGCGGACACGAATGAGGTCTGGGAGAGGGCGGGGAAGGCAGTCGACCGTGGGATCCTGACGCGGAACCAAGCGCTTGAGCTCTATGGCTACGGCCGGTCCGAGGAGGCGGCCATGGATGTCCCGACCGTGCCGGCCACAGTGCTCCCGATAAGCGCCATCGCGGGAGGGGAGGGAGACGAATGAGTCTCGAACTCCAACTCCAGACCATCTCCTCCGCGCTCGACTTCGCGAAGGCGCAACGTGTGACTATCATCGACGCCTCGAACACTGCCCGGCTGGCCGCCTACATCGTCCGCAATCGGAAGAAAGTCTCGCGGCCGTTCCTCTCCCTCTGGCGGGCGATGGCCGAGTTCATGACGCCCGAGGAGGCGAAGCGTGCGATAAGGGTCGGCGGCCTGCCCGTCGAATGGAGGAAGGAGTGGGAGCGGGCGATCGCAGAGTTCGCCGGCGGCGACCTCAAGCGCATTCAGGAAGCGATCTTCGCCGAGGTCGGAGAGGAAGTCGCCCGGCGGGTCAATGCGCTCCCGAGGAAGGACTTCGCCTTCCACGCGACGAGAGACCGGGTCCAGGAGAGAATCGAGACCCACGGGGCGGAGCTCATCACGCAAGTCACGGAGGCGCAGATCCTGGCCGCGCGGGCCGCGTTCCTGCAATACGTCGTGACCGAGGCCCTGACGCCCTTCGAGCTCGCGAAGCGGCTGAGGAACTTCATCGGCCTCACGGAGCGCTACGCCAACGCCGTGCTGCGGCTCGAGCGGGACCTTGTCGCGGAAGGCCTGGCCAGGGACGTCATCGCGAGACAGGTCGAGAAATACGCAGAGTTCCTGCACAAGGTCCGGGCGGAGAATATCGCCAGGACCGAGCTCTCCTTCGGCTACAACGCGGGCCAGCTCGAGGCGATCCGCCAGGCCAGGGAGGACGGCTGGCTGGTGGGTGATGTTTACAAGAAGTGGAACATGACCGGCCAGACGGGCCGGGTGTGCGATGAGTGCGAGGAGCTGGACGGGGAGGAGGTCCGGGAAAACGAGGCCTTCTCCGCCGGTGTGGAGGCCCCGCCGCTTCACCCGTCCTGCGGATGCGGCCTCTCATATGAGGCGAGGAGATGAACATGGAAAAGAAAACCTTCGAGTTCGAGATCAAGGACCTGACCGAGGAGGGTAAATTCTCGGGTTACCTTTCGACCTTCGGCAATGTCGACGCCGGCGGGGATGTCGTGGACCCGGGCGCATTCAAGAAGACGCTGCGAGACAATAAGTCATTCCCGTTGTGCTGGGCGCATCAGGGCACACCGGAAGCGATATCCGGCTCGTTCACAGGGAAGGAGGACGAAAAGGGCCTTTTAATCGATGGCGGCTTCTTCCTCGATCTCGACGGCGGACTCAACGCGTACAAGACGGCGAAGAAACTCAAAGCCGAGGGTATAAAGCTCGGCCTGTCGATGGGCTACAAGACGGTCAAGTATGTCTACGAGGTGATCGAAGGGATCACTGTTCGCCGGCTCAAGGAGGTGAAGCTCAAGGAGGGGTCGATCACACTCTGGCCGATGAACGACCAGGCGCTGCTTGAGACAATCAAGGAGGAGGGGGAGGAGGAGGACGAGACGAAGCCCTACCCGAACGAGCACGCCTGCCGGCTCGCGGACCCGGACCAGTTCGTGCGGATCCGGCCGGGCAAGGACCGAGACCACGACGGGAAGAAATACCGCGTCCTCTACGGCTATCTGAAGGACGGCAGCAGCAAGGAACAGGCATTCAGATATCCGAAGGCCACCTGGTCCGCCGATGAGGCCAGGGCGCATTGCAAGAAACATGGCGGCAGCTTCGAGGCCGCCACTGGAAAGGAATTGACGTTCGTCTGCAAATCCTGCGGCGAATCTCAGACACTCACTCTCACTGAGCCGGCGGAGGCCACTCAGCCGGGAGCCGAGCCGCCTGAGGCGGAGCCGAGCGAACTTCACTCCGCGCTGCAGAAGATCGCGGACGAATTCAACAAATAACAAGGAGGAAACGTGTTAGAAGCAAAAGAACAGAAAGTGCTGGACGAGATCAACGACGCCATCAAGGCGATCCGCGAAAAATCCGACCTCCTCGACAAAGCGAACACCGCCCAGGAGACAAAGCAGGCCGAGCAGAAGGCGCTGATCGAGAAGGCCTGCCGGAAGATCGACGAGATCGAGATCGCCTACAAGCGCGCCGTCGCTTTCGCTTCAGGGAAAGCCGAGAAGACGCCCGAGTTTAAGGCGTTTCTCGACTGGATGAGGAAGGCCACGCCGATCCCCGCGGATATCGAGACCAAGGTCATGCGGATCTCAGACCCCGTCTATGGCGGCTACCTGGCCTCGGCGGACGTGTCGAACGAGCTCCTGAAGCAGGTCGTCGAGTGGTCTCCGATCCGGGAGATCGCCCGGGTGAGGCCGACCTCAAAAGAGAGCGCCAAGATAAGACGCCGGACCGGATCATTCGCCGCGCAGTGGACGGGAGAGACCCAAACCAAAGCAGAGACAGCCGGCCTGGCCTATGGCTGGGAGCAGGTGCCGAATCACGAGCTCTATGCGTTGGTCGACATCACGAACTGGGATCTCGAGGACTCTGACTTCGACCTCGAGGCGGAGCTGAACGCGGAGTTCGGCGAGCAGTTCGGGGTGGCTGAGGGGACGGCGTTCATAAGCGGCAACGCGGTCGCGAAACCCGAAGGCATCCTGACCAACCCCTCAATCGGGTATAAGCCGAGCGGAGACACCTCGCTGCTCAAGCCAGACGGGCTCTTTGCCCTCTATTTCGCGCCGAAGACGGCGTACATCAAAAGCGCAAAGTGGGTCATGAACCGCGCCACTATGTTGGCCGCCTCCGTTCTCAAAGACTCAGCGCTCAACTATCTCCTGCGGAGGCTGGGAGATAGTCCGGTGTGGACGATCCTGGGCGCGGACGTCGTCGAGGCCAAGGACATGCCCGATATCGCTTCAAACGCCTATCCCATCCTGTTCGGGGACTTCCAGCGTGGCTATCTCATCCTGGACAGGATCGCGCTGGCCATTCTCAGGGATCCGTTCTCGGCGGCGACATCGAACGCCGTGCGGTTCCATGCGCGCAAGCGGGTCGGCGGCCAGGTGATCATGCCCGAGGCCATCTGGAAACAGAAGATCGCCACATCATAAGGAGGAAACATGAAAGGCTATTCGAGAAATCAACTCCCTCAGATCAGCTTCAAGGACGGGGCAAGGACCGCCGCGGCCAACGGCGACAACATCATCGACCTTCAGGGGTTTGAAGGCGCGACGGTCATCATCGCGTCAGGCACGATCACCGACGGCACGCTCTACACGTTCGAGCTCAAGCACGGGGACGCGGCGAACCTCTCGGACGCGGCCGCCGTCCCGGATACGGACCTTGTTCCGGGAGGCCATGCGGCCGGAGACCTGGAGCCGGCCTTCGCGGCTGCAGACGACGACCACATCCACTGGTTCGGTTATGTCGGGATCAAGCGGTATCTCCGCATCGACCTCGCCATCGTGACGGGATCGCCATCGACCGGCGGTCATTTCCTGGGCGTTGTCGTCAAGTTCTTCCCGCGGCACGCGCCTACGGTCTAAGGCTACGAGGAGAGGGGAGGGTTTAAGGCCCTCCCCTCCTATTTATTTTTTTGGAGGATGAAGAATGAAGATCCGTATGCTTCAAAGCACCAAGGGCAGCCCTGACGGGATCGAGGTCAGGCAGTACGAGGCGGGGACGAAGTACGACGTCCCCGAGGAGCTCGCGGCCGTTTTCCTCAGCCAGGGCTGGGCCGAGGAGGACAAGGAGTTCGTCCTGGAGACGAAAGCTGAGACACAGGGGGAAGGCCAGACACGGAAACAAAAAAGGAGACGATGAAATGAGTAATCTTCGCGCAAACACAAAAGGAGCGATCGGAGCCGTGGCCGCGCTCGAAATGAATGCGGGAGTCGGACTGAATCTTCGGCTCAAACAGCATTACAAGATCGAGTGTGTCCGTGACGGCAAGGTTGTCTGGACTGAAGAGTTTGACAACATGGTGGTCACGGCGGGGGCGGCCAAGTATCTTGACGCAACGCTCAAGACGGGGCTCGCCAGCCCGCTCTGGTATGTCGGCCTGAAAGATACTGGCACTCCAGTCATTGCTGATACGATGGCCTCTCACGCATCGTGGGCCGAATTGACCGTCTACAGCAACGCCACGAGGCCGGCCTGGACGCCGGGCACGATCACCGGAACCTCAACGGTCAGCGTTGACAATTCCGCTGCAAAGGCCGTGTTCAACATCAACGCGACCGATGATGTCTACGGCGCCTTTCAGGCCGACAACAGCACAAAGGGCGGGGCCACGGGAACATTGCTTGGAGTCGGCGACTTCGCTGCTCCCAGGGGAGTGCAGAGCGGGGACACGCTCAACGTGACCGTGACCGACTCGCTCAGCGCGAGCTGATAAAGGATGAGGATATAGCCGATGCTTCTTGTCCCGACCGGCAATCAGTTCTTTTGGCAATATTCCAATTGGGGCGCACCTGATTCAACGCCTGGGGTTTCGGTTGTCCCGGGCGCGTCGAATGCTGAGGGAAGTTGGACAGCGATAGCATCGGCTGCCAATATCGCCCAGGATGTCTACGGGTTTTTAGTTACAGTCACGTCCGGGTTCGTTTCTGCTAATCAGAAGGACCACTTACTTGATATCGGCGTCGATCCTGCTGGGGGGTCGAGTTACACGGCGATTATTAACAACATCGTCTGCGGTCAAA